TAGGGCACAGAAAGTCTTAGTAGTTTGAGATATTTAAGAAAAGGGCTAACGCCCCAAAAGAAATATCGCTCAGCCGCTGAGTCGTACGCACGATAGGGGCTGGGGATACTATATCTGCCCGGCCAGATCACAGCCGAGAGAGGACACACGAGCTAGTGCGTTCTTTTTTTTGTTGGAAAAAACACAAGCTGAGCAGAACACACAAGAAGAGAGAACAGCAAACCCTTGCAGGGCAACACACAAAGGTAAGGGAAAACACAAGGAAAAGAAATAATGTTAAGTGCAAGCTTTTATATGACCCGTGGGGAGGTGTGAACATGGCTGTACAAAAACGTTATATTGGCAAGGCTATGCAAGCTGCGGGCATGGTTGCACGAGGCATTAGCTACGCGAAGATCGCACAGGAACTGGGCGTGACCGAGGCAACCGTGTGCCACTGGATGCAAGACCCTAAGATTCAAGCTGAGTTTGACAAGTGTATCGGAGATATCCAGCGAGCTAACTATGGCAAGGCTATGACGCTGGTGTATAAACAGCTTGAGAATGACAAACTACCGTGGCTCGCCCAGGGTGCTGCGCGTATCGCTATTGAGAGCTTTGACAAGCGTCTTAACAGAAACGATGGTGATGTTACGATCCACTTTGAAGCTGGGCAGAGCATGCCGGAGATCGGTGTGCCTGCGTCTCCAGACAGTGAATAACCAGCGCATAAACCTTCGCATGCAAGTATGCAAAAAGACTGCATAATCGACTATTTGTTGTGTAGTAAGGATTTCAGGCATTCCAACTATTCGCAAAAGGTTTCTTTTACGAAGAGTTCTACATGCTGATGGACATACTGCCAACTTGCCCAGCCATAGAGCACATCAACAACTGTATAACGTGTGCATAAAGAGGAAGGGCGAGTGTCCTTCCTTTTTTGCTTTGTTGTGTTCCGCGCTGGTAGAAAATTCCAGTATAGGGGGGGATACCCGGAGCTTGGGACTCCGCGGAAATTTTCCCCTATATATATATACCTCACACCCCCAGAACGGATAAGCCCGGGAGGAAAAATTTTGGACTACACCATCGACTACTCCCCTACACCGAAGCAGCGCATGTTCCACGCGACAACTGCTGACGAGGTCTTGTACGGCGGTGCAGCGGGTGGCGGCAAGTCCAAGGCGATTGTGATGGACGCGCTGTTCCGCTGCTTGAAATTTGCAGGAACGCATGCGTTCATCTTCAGGCGCACGTATGCGGAGCTTGAGGACACGATCATCAAGGAGGCCAAGGAGAGCTATCCTGCGGGGTTGTACAAGTACAACGGCGCGAGGCATGAGATGAGCCTGCCCAACGGCAGCATGATCCATTTCAGGCACTGTGCGTTCATTGCAGACATGTACAACTACAAGGGTGCAGAAATCCAATGGCTGTACTTTGACGAGCTGACCAGCTTTGAGTTTGAGATCTACGATTTCTTGAAGACTCGTCTGCGTGCGAAGAAGAGCTTAGGTATTGTGCCCTGTGTGCGGAGTTCCAGCAACCCTGGCGACATTGGCCACGGCTGGGTGAAGAAGATGTTCGTAGACGCAGCGCCGTACATGAGCATCTTCACGCGCGAGGTAAAGAGTGTTACCACAGGCAAGAAGAAAGTCTTCAGGATGCAGTACATACCGTCATTGGCAACGGAGAACCCGTACATTGGCGACGACTACATCTTGCAGCTTGAAGCGAAGCCTGAGGCACTGAGGAATGCGCTTCTGCACGGCGACTGGGATGCGTTTGAAGGCCAGGTATTCAGCGAGTGGCGGGACGACCCGGAGCACTACGTAGACCGGCTTAAAACGCACGTTATTGAGCCTTTTGACATCCCTGTCACTTGGCCAAGGTATATGAGCTTTGACCACGGCTATTCAAAGCCCTTCAGCGTAGGCTGGTGGGCAATGGGGCCAGATGGCACTTTATACCGCTACAAGGAATGGTACGGCTGTGAAGCTCGTACGCCGAACGTAGGCCTGAGGCTTACGCCCAGGCAGATCGCGGAAGGCATCACCAGCCGGGAAGGCCCTGAGATCGCCGACAATCTGAAAGTAGACCGCATAGCCGACCCTGCGATCTTCGACCGCAGCAGAGGCGAGAGCGTAGCGCAGCTGATGGAACCCACCGGCGGTGCACCGGGCGTATATTTCCGTCCGGGCGACAACACGCGCCTTGCTGGCAAGATGCAGATGCACGAGCGCATGCGGTTTGACGAAAGCGGAAGGCCGAGGATGTACGTATTCAAGACATGCGAGGACTTCATCCGCACGATCCCGACGCTTCCGTATTCGGTGACGAAGCCTGAGGACATCGACACTGACGCGGAAGACCATATCTACGACGAGGCGCGCTACATGTTCATGGCGCATCCCTTGCCGCAGAAAGACAAGAAGGCTGGAAAGAAGAAGAGTTTCAGCCCATTTGACGAGTAGAGAATGCGCCCTTTTGGGGGCGCTTTTTCTATATATCCAGACAGCCGCGTTTTCACGGAGGTCTGTAACCGAAAGGTGGTTTTTGCCATGGCGGAAACGGTCGAATTGATGCAGGAGCAGGTGCAGGACGACGCTGCCATTACTGATTCTGCGACCCCTCTTTCTGAGGTGCTTGAGCCTCAGAGCACTCCTTCTGAGCCGGTACAGACGGAGGAACCCAAGGAAGCTGGTTGGATCAAGACCCGCATTCAGAAGGGCATTGACAAGGCGCTGCCTGAGATCGAAAGCCGCATTCGTGCGGAATACGAAGCGAAGTATGCGCCTCTGATGGAAGCCCATCTGAACCAGAAAGCCGACGAGCTGGTAGCGAGCGGCAAGATCTCCGACCGCGAGATGGCGCTGGAGTACCTGAAGCTGACGGGCAGCAAGCCCAATGAAAAGCAGGCAACCCAGCCCCGCGACGATCAGGGACGCTTTGTCGCTAAGGGCGAGCAGAAGGCCAGAGAGCTGTTCTTGCAGGCCCAGACGATCCAGAAGTCCACTGGCGTGGACGTAATGACCCTTTACCACAACGACCCCGATGTCAAGGAGCGCGTGAACAGCGGTGAGTGGGACTTCACCGACGTGTATCAGAGCACGCTGAAGCCCAAAGCACCGCCTGTGGTGCGTGGCGGGAGCGGAGGCTCTCTTGATACGCCGATCTCCAAGATGAGCAGCAAAGCTTGGGCGGAGATGAACGAGCGCCTTGCCAGAGGGGAACGATTCGACGCAAGGAGGTAATCCCTAATGGCTGTTTACGATAACATGAACTATTCCTACTCCCCCGGTGTTGCCCCTGGTATCATCGACTACTACGAGCGCACCCTGCTGGAGAACGCCAAGCCTGAGATGGTGTACGCCCGTGACGCGCAGAAGCGCAGCCTGCCCGAGAACAACGGCAAGCATGTGAACTTCCGACGCATGGTTCCCTTCGGCCCCATCACTGAGCCTCTGAAGGAGGGCGTGACCCCTGAAGGTCAGGAAGTCAAGCAGACCGCGTTCACGGCTATGGTGAAGCCCTATGGCCGTCACGTGGAGTGGACTGACGAGTTCGACCTGTTCCACATCGACAACCTGCATCGTGAGACCGCTTCCCTTCTGAGCGATCAGGCTCTGCTGTCTCTGGATACCATCGCCCGCGACGCTCTGATGGCCGGTATGAACGTGCAGTACGCTAACGGCAAGACCGCCCGCAACACCCTGACCGCCTCCGACATCCTGACCGGCGCTGAGATCAAGAAGGCCGTCCGCACCTTGCAGCGCAACAACTGCAAGCCCTTCGCGGATGGCTATTATCATGCCATCGTGCATCCCGACACCGTGTTTGACCTGACCGCCGACCCCATGTGGATCGACATTGCCAAGTATCAGGACAAGTCCAAGGTCGAGAAGTACGAGCTGGGTACTATGTACGGCGTGAAGTTCTACGTCTCCACCAACGCCAAGAAGTTCGAGGACGAGGAGTACCTGGCCTACGGCATTGAGAGTCTGACTATCTCCGACCTGGACAAGGATACCCGCAAGGCGACCCTGTCCACCACCCTGACCGAGGACGAAGCCCGTGCCATGACCGGCAAGCTGGTGAACGTGTCCGACGACGATACCATCACCCCCATGTGCATTGAGCGCATTGATGTGACCGCCAAGACCATCACCTTCCGCTACGTGCCTGACGCTGCCGTGGGCGCTACCACTGTGACCCCCGCTGGCGGCGGCGCTGAGGGCGTTGAGGTGTTCGGCACCATCATCTACGGCCAGAACGCCTACGGCTCCATTGAGCTGGGCGGCAACGGCAAGAACGTGAAGATCATCATCCACGCTCCCGGCCACGGCGAAGACCCCCTGGAGCAGCGCGGTACCATCGCGTGGAAGGTGAAGGGCTTCACCACCGTCATCCTTCAGGATGCCTACATGGTGCGCGTGGAGCACTCTGCCACCGCCTGATAAACAGGCTTGAATATCAAGGGAGAGATCAGTGCACGGGTCTCTCCCTTTTCTTCGTAAGGAGGTACGACAATGGCTGCTAAGAAGATCAACGACGGCATTACCGCCGAGGTGATGCACAAGACCAACCTGACTGTGGAACCCAAGGTGCGCGTGTTCATCCCGCTGGCCGATGAGAGCCAGAGCGATGTGGCAATCGACCAGACCGAGACTGTGATCATCAATGGCCGCGCTACCCGCATCCGCCGCGGTGAGTATGTGGATGTGAAGGTTCCCGTTTTCCTCCAGCTCAAGCAGCGCTACCCCAACATCTAAAGGAGTGATGCGGCATGAATTTGCTTGAGATCAAGAACATGGTCATGTTCCAGACCAACAATGACGCGGACGACCTCGGCGATTTCCTGCCGTATCTGGAGGACTACATCAACGAGGGCTATGACCGGCTTGCGGTGGTGTACGCTGGCGAGCATGTATCCATCGACAGTGACCTGTACCTGCCGCTGACCCATGACAAGTCCAGCCCCGAGCTGCCGGACTGGGCGCACAGGGCGATTGCGGACTACGCCACGTGGCTGATTTACCGCAACGGCAACGTGCAGAAGCAGAACAGAGGCCAGCAGTACCGCGCCGCGTTTGAAGAGGTACTGAGCAGGCTTCAGGGCATGAGCGTGGATACCTCCACCGGCCTGCGCACGGTTCTGAGCAACAAGGTCAAGAAATTCATCAATATTCCGAGGTGATGCAGCATGCGAGAGATGACTCATGAAGAACAGGAGCTTCTGGAAGAGGCTTATGGTCGGCTGCGCATCTGGCGTGACAGCTGCCGCGATATTCATGACAAGGCGAAGGAGAGCAGGCAGATTCTTCTGCTGAATGACCCGAAGCAGGATGACGCCATGACGATCCGCAAGAACGGCAAGAAGACCGTGCAGCTCCAGACCCTGAAATCCACGTTCAACAACTGCATTGCCGACCAGATGGACAACATGCCCGAGGCGCTGATGGTTCCTGAGACGAAGGAGCTGGAGAGCGTGGCCGAGGATCTGACCGACGTGGTGCGCTGGGTGCTCAACCGCAACTGCTACGAGAAGCTGCACCGTGCGCGTGTGGAGGATTGTTTCTGCACCGGCACGGCTGTAACGCAGATTGTGTGGGACGACGACATGGACGCTGGCAACGGCAACGTGGCCGTGGTGCGCTGGCCGATTGAGGCGTTCCTGTGGGATCCCGCTGCGGACAACATTCAGGACGCGCGTGCGGTGTTCAAGGTGAGCTGGCATCCCATGAGCTGGTACAAGGAGCACTACCCGGACGACTACAAGGACATGG